TCATCAAGATACTTTTTCATTCTAGGATATGCATCTAAATTTACTGTACCACCATTGTCATTAAATGCATTAATTACTCCCTGACCACACCATTCAACTTCACCGGTCTGAATATCTTGGGTGGTGACTAACTTCAATTTTCGATCTTCTTCAACATCAAGGCTATCATAATCATGAATAAATACTTTATCAGCACCTGTTGCTACACCTATACCAACTTTACAGCCTACTTCTTCAAGCATTGGATGTTCTGATTCAATTTTTCTTAACAAATCAAGTTGATCTGTAGACTCTAATAGCCAAGGTTCAGACTCATTTACTATTCCCGAAAGCTCCTTAACAAAACTCGACTTTATAAGTTTTTGCGCAGTTAGTTCGGCAGATAGAGATTCTAAAATCTCTTTATCAACTTTAGGCCTATGGGCTATTCTGGTAGCTCCTTGTTTTTCTTTGCTTATAATTGTAATTGCAGGATAAGCCGATACATCGGTGTGGAAAGCATCCGTCCCAAACATATCAACATACACTTTAAGATTAAAGTCCTTAGCAATATAACTACGAAGTGGCCCACCATAGCGGTTCTTCATCCACCTATCGGAGCAAATAAACCCTAAGTCACCTTTATTATTTAACAACGATAAAGCTCTTTCAATAAACGCAATATAAATATCTGCTCTATCAAACATGGTTTTATATCTCAATCGATATTCTTTGAGAAGTGCTTCGGGTATTGCTTCTTGTCTCAAATAGGGGGGATTACCAACTATATAATCAAACTTCTCTGTTTGACTTTCCAATAAAAAATCTCCTTGAATTAACCAAGACCCTACTAATTGCTTCGCTTCACTTGAAGGAACTCCTGAATCAATTAGTTTTCTTAGCACCGCATCTCTAGTATTATGAAAAGTTTCTTTGTGCAATTCAACGGCTCGCATTGAGTCCGTGAGATCTTCAACTATAGACGATGTCTGCTCTTTGTGTTTCTTCCATGAAGATATTAGCCTATCAACAATCGGTAATAAAAAATCACCTTCGCCAAAAGAGGGTTCTAAAATTTTCTTATCAGAAAGTTTTTCATCATCTATATATCCAACTAAATCAAGGATAAATTCTACTACTTCAAAACGTGTATAAATAGCCCCACGAGCTTCATGATCCTTAGTTGTTGCTAATTTGGCGACCGCCTCAAGAATCGGACTATTCATTGGAAAGGTGGAAACTCCAAAATATTCATCTAATGACATTTGTTCTGCATTTGCCATTTTGCCCCCTCCTTTTGAACCTTACTTACTAAACAAAAAATGCTAATTATCATCTGTATGTGGCTCTCTTACATAATCTACAATGTCCCCGATGTTACAATCTAAGACATCGCATATTTTTACTAAAACTTCCATGCTTACAAACTTGTCCTTACCCAACTTAGAAAGTGTTGTTGTACCAATACCTGCAGCCTTCATAAGTTCGACGCGATTCATATTCTTATCAATAAGAATTTTCCATAATTTTTTATAACTGACCGGCACAACATCACCTCCATTTATCCTTTTAAGGATACCATTTTCTTACCTTATTCGCAATATAAATATCAATTCACAAATCTTTGTTTTGCGTTTCGATAATATTATTATGACTATCGATACAATGTCACAACATTCTGATTTGCATCTAGCTATAGTCTCATATAATAAAAAGCAATAAAAAGAAACCCACCAAGTTGCTTGATCACTACAATCAGGCTACTCAGTGGGTTTATTTTATGCAGCTATTCTGTTTTCATTGGGAGCTTCCAGTACTGCTTGCGATTTTCTCTTACAAGCCAGTTCACACCTATACTAAGCTGGTACTCGATTACGCCATCGGTCAGAAAAGTTCCTGACTTTATTAATCTAGCAAAGATATCTTCCCTAAATGGTACTCTCTCCTTCTTAGGATTGAATGGTTCCAAGGTCAGAAACTCCTTCCTAAACCATTTTAGCTCCTCACGAATGTCCAACACTCTTTCCTTTCGATCTTCAAAGCTTCGAATCCTATCATGAAGGCCCATGATGTGGTTTGTGATCATTTTGATTGCTTCGGTATCTTCTCCGTGTTTCTTTCCATCCTCAACTGTATCATAGAGATTCTGGTAGTAGACCTCGATTTCATTTTCTAAACGTTCTAGTTCTTCCTCTTCATGTTCTTTTAGGCTTACCTCTTCTATAGCTTTATTAGTCAGTTCTGATAACTTTTTCGAATTTTTCATTTCCTGCAGCATTGCCATAAATGTATGCTCGATGTTTTCCTCTCGGATGGCTTTTTCAAAACACTCCTCTGAATGATTTTTCATTGTTGCTGCTCTACATCTCCAATAATGCTTCTTTTCTCCCCCACACAAACTTTGAACATGAATAACTGGGCATCCACAACTGCCACATTGAAACGTCTTGTAAAACTCCTCTCGACTAAGGGGTTTATTCCTATTCTTGGTTATTAAATTGGCTTCAATTAAATTCTGAACCATGTTCCACTTTTCTTTACTGATAATAGCCTCATGGTTATCTTCAATATAATACATCGGAAACTCACCATTATTCGTTACTCTTTTTCCAGAGATAGTGTCACTAGTGTAGTTTTTCTGATAAAGTACATCTCCAATGTATGCTGGGTTGTTAAGAATTTTGCGAACTGTAGTCTGTCCCCAAGCACTGTTATTATTGGGACTAGGAATTTTATCTTGCGTTAGATCCCTTGCTATTCTCAGCATACTTTTCCCTAATAGGTACTCATCATAAATTCTATTAACAACAAGAGCCTTATCACGATCAATCTCCCAGCTTCCTTCTTTATTATAATCAAACCCATAAGGCAGCCTACTTAGCCTGACCGTTCCTCTCTCTGCAATTTTTCTGCGGCTCCATGTGATGTTCTCGCCAAGGCTCCGGGACTCCTCTTGGGCTAGAGCGCTGTATACTGTTAGCAAAATTTCTCCATCTTTTTCACCAGTGTCAATTTCTTCTTTTTCAAACATGATTGAAACACCCATTGCTTTAAGTTCTCTAACATACTCTAAGCAATCCACAGTATTTCTAGCAAATCTAGATATAGACTTCGTAATAACGCGGTCGATTTTCCCTTTCTTGCAATCGGCAATCAGCTGTTGAAATCCAGCGCGATTCTCAGCTTTGGTTCCTGATACCCCTTCGTCGTAATAGACCTGTACCAAACGATAATCAGGATTTTTTAATACATCGTAGGTATAGTAAGCCATTTGTGCTTCCAACGACCCTAATTGTACTGGGTCGTCAGTACTAACCCTTGCATATACTGCGATTCTTAGCTTTTTTCTAGCGGGTCTATCTTTATACTTACTTTCTCTAATTTCTCTTCGTATACGGTCTATGATATTTTCTGAAAAATACTCTTCAACTCTAACTGCCTGCACATTCTCACCTCTCAGTTTAGGAGATGGCGGGTCTTTACCACCGGCTCCATTAAATTCGTATTCTTCAGCGAACAGAAAGTCTCTTCGCTTCTTCTTAGGTTTAAGTACCAGCACTTCATTTATCATGCCTTCTCTTTTAAGCTCCATCTCCTGTTTCAGTTTTTCAAAAGTCCCCACAGCGGTATATAGATCGTCATACCAATGTATCTGGTAATCTTTCAACGAGAATATTTTTATTTCCATCACCCAAGCTCTAAGAACATCAACGGTTGCCCTTTCAAGAAAGTCTTCAGGCGATTTTGCTTTTTTTAAACTCCCAATAGCGAGTTCACGGTATCTTCTATCTTCTTCTATCATACTCGCCAGATGCTCGAACTCTATAAGTTCCCGCTCAGCTTTTTCTTTTAAAATGATTACCGATTTGTCTTCTGATTCTTGTTTATATTTTTCTTTTACAATCTGTAGCTTACTTAACAGGCTAAGTCTATGAAATTCAAATCGATCATTTTTATTAACCCATTCCAGTTCATCTATCATCTCTTTAAGAACTTTCGGTTTTTTCAAGTCATATCTGTTCCTAATAGCGTCCTTCATTAAAGCGAGAATTCTTTTATCCGATAGTCGCGGAGAGTCGCATAGTCTTGTCTGTTTTTGTTTCACACTACAGACCCACTCAATGTGATACTTCTTTCTGTTTTTATGATAGTTCACATCACATAAACCGCACCGGATCCTTTTTGAACAGGAGTGGGGTATTTTAATACCGGGAGCTTTCTTTGTACTCTCCTCTAAGAGTTTCTTCTGCGCTTTATCAAAGCACTCATTTGAAATAATCTTAGGATATGCGTTTTCAATGAGATACATATGCTTCTCACTCTCTTGAAGAAATGTTGCCTTTTGAGAAAGTGCACTGACTTTTTGATTGGTAATCTTCTCACCTATATAAGATCTATTCTCTAAAATATTGCGTATTAACGTATGTGACCAAACAGTATGCCCACTAATGGTCTTTACACCTCTATCGGTTAATAGCTTCGATATTTCCTTAATTTTCACGCCTTCAAGAAAAAGCTTAAATACTTCTTTTATTATCTCAGCCTCTTCTTGGTGAATTAAGGGAAATGACTCATCGCCTGCTTTTATAATCTCATATCCAAATTGTCTTCTATAGATTGGGCTACCTGAAAGAATCCGTTTATTTTTACCCCACGTACTGTTGTGGGCTATATTAACAATTTCATCTTGGCTCACTGCTGCCAAGGCTGTCAGAAAGAATTTATTCTTCCTTTCCAAACTATTGATGTTTTCTTTTTCAAAAATTACCGGGATACCCAGATTACTTAAATGGTCCACTATTTCCAGAAGATCCTTTGCATTTCTAGAAAACCTGGAGATACTCTTTGTTAAGACCAAATCGATCAAGCCTTCATCACAATGCCTGAGTAGTCTTTTAAATCCGGGTCGCTCATCGATTGTTGCTCCCGATATTTCGCCGTCATAGTATAAGCCTACCATCTTATACTCATTATTATCTTTGATATAGTGGGTGTAATATTTTAATTGATTTTCCAGTGAATTGATTCGCTTATCACCGCTCTGTCTACTAAGCCTACAATAAGCTGCAACTCTTATCTTGCCACCATTTTGTTTAACTGGCTCTTCCTTCGCTGAAGGCCACAGCACTTCAACCGATTTTCTTGCCACAATAAAAACTCCTTTCTCTAGAGCTAACCTACTAATTTGCAGGTATGTTATTAATGGCTCTAGTCCAGAGATAATGCAAGTACTATCTCTGAAATGAAAGAAGTTCTGGATTCAATTGATGATATTGGGTTTCCTATTTCTTTGCCTAAATGTTACTACTCAGCTTTTTTACTCCTCTGTGGTCTTCTTCTTGCGTTTACTTCATATGAAACGCCGCATTTTAGTTGAAACTCTACTCGCCATTTATTGTAGACGATTCCCTTCTCAATGACTTTGGTTAGGATGTCCGGATCAAAGTCTTCATCAGGTCCTTTGATTTTTCCGAGGACTTCAATTAGGATTTTCAGATTCTCTTCAAGGTATTCACTTTCCTTTTTGTTCTCACTCAGCCCATCATACTCCATTTGAAGTATCTCTTGTTCGTATATCAAGTGCCTCATAGTCGCCTCGTAAATGGTCTCATTTGACCCTGATGATCTCGTAGCCATCGCAGTAATTTTATCTGTGATCCTATCGATTTGGGTGCCCAGCTCATTTAGCCTTCTGTCTTCTTCCTCTGTTAATGAGGCTTCTTCAATGGCCAGCTCCACATCTTCAATCAGTTTAGCCTCATCCCTTTTTATGTCGAAGAGAAGCTTCATGAAGGCCCGCTCTAGTTCTTCCTCCCAGACATAACTGCATTTGCAGTCTTTAAAATTTGGATCTCTTTTGGAAGCAACTCTACAGTGCCAAGCCGTGAACTTCACAGGTGCTCTATCCTCTCCACAGTGAGTGGTGAGCCGTCTTCTGGTGACTGGTCTTCCACACTCTCCGCAAAAGAGTTTATTTGAAAAAGGCGCTGCCCCGCTATAAGCCATGTTGTATTTATTGTCTGGATCCCTAAACATCTTACTACGTCTATTCAGCTCTTCTTGTACCTTTTCCCAATCTTCCTCGTTAATGATCGCTGGATGGTGATTTCTAATATAGTACTGCGGCTGATGCTCTTTATTTCTCACTCGCTCATGGGTCAGAAAATCTACCGTCACGGTCTTTTGTGCTAGACAATCACCTTTGTATTTTTCATTTCTCAGAATCTTGTAAACAGAGTCCGAAGTCCAGGTCTTCTTATTTCTCGCAGTCTTAATCCCATCCCTCATCAGTTCCTTGGCAATTGTAGGTGTACCTTTCCCTTCAAGGAGTTCTCGATATATTCGCTTTACCACTTTGGCCTGCTTTTCATCGATGGTGATGTTCCCGTCTTCATCTTCAGTGTAGCCTAAGAAATAGGTCGTTGGAACATGAGCTTTTCCTTGCTGAAACCTTTTCTGAACGCCCCACTTTGTGTTTTCTGAGATGGACCGTGACTCTTCCTGGGCCATGGATGATAAAATTGTGAGGAACAATTCACTCTTGCTGTCTAAGGTATCCAGATTCTCTTTTTGAAAGTAAATCCCAATCCCAAGGTTCTTAAGCATTCTGATGTAGTGAAGACAATCCAAAGTATTTCTCGCAAATCTGCTGATGGACTTGGTGATGATGTAGTCGATTTCTTTGTTCTGGCAGCGCTCAATCATTCGATTAAACTCAACTCGATTCTTGGTAGAGGTTCCTGATAAACCTTCATCTGCAAAAATTTCTACAAGCTCCCAGTTGGGGTTTTTCTCTACATACTCTTTAAAATAGGACACTTGGATATCATAGCTGGTCGCCTGCATGGCTGAGTCTGTTGAGACCCGGACATAAACGCCAATCTTCTTCTTTTGTCCATCAAAATTCTCTTCATTCCTTGAAGTCCTTGTCCGAGCCGGAATGATGCTGACTCTTGATGCCGGTAGCCTTCGTGCTTGTTCATTATTCATTAAGCATCTCCTCCTTCGTCAAGACTTATTTCTGTTTCCTCCCCGGTCACCCATATCACTTTCAATAAAAAAGATGACTCCGCTATTACACGTGTCATCCATGCCCTTAAGAATCTTGTACTATCTAATTTTTTGTAAAGCTCATTGATAGGATTGGTGGATTGTTTTATTTTACCTAGTTCGGCTATGGCTTCTTTTCTATATCGATCATCTGAATCAATCATCGCCCACCAAGGCTCTCTTTCAGAGATTGTTTTTTCGATGGCTATTCTTTGCTTTTCCAGTTCAGCTTCATCTTTATTCTCAATAACTGCCATGCTCTCTGCAAAGAGGGCTTTTTCAAGTTCAAGTCGTAATCTATTCTGTTCTCCATCCCTCAAAACTTCTGTATTGAGAAGGTTTTTCTCAAGTTGAATAATTTGTCTTTTCGCAGGTGCCTTGGGATCAATCTCAAACTTTTCTATGAAGGCTCTTTTAAGTATCTTGATTATCATTTCATCCTTAATCCCATCCATTTTACAAAGCCTAGTGCTTTTCCTACGGTTACTGCATCGCCATGTGACATAACCTCTAGTTTGGTAGCGGTGAAAGTTTGCACCACACTCTCCGCAGACTATTCTTCCAGTGAAATCATAGCGTTTATTCGGGCCACGCTTAACCCCCTTAGTTTTTGGCTTAAGAATCTGTTGGACTTTATCAAATGTTTCTCTGTCGATGATCCCTTCGTGATGGTCCTTGATGTAGTACTTTGTTTTCTGCCCATCATTTGTTACCTGCTTATGTGTTAGGTAGTCCTCTGTAAATGTTTTTTGGCAAATGACATCACCTACATAACGCTCATTTCTAAGGATTGATGTAATAGCAACATTGGTCCAGTCGTTTCTTCCATTTGCTTTCAAATAACCGTTTCTGATGAAGTGATTTGCAATCTCTGTAGGGGTTCTGCCTTCTAAATACTGTCTGAAAATCTCACGTACCGCAGCTGCTTCCTTCTGATCAATCACCCAACGTTTACCCTTTACCTTTTTATATCCAAGGATCCTGACAAACCTACCTTCTCCTTGTTCGAAGCGTTTTGATGTGGCCCAGGTAATATTTTCAGATGTGCTTCGACTCTCTTCTTGAGCTGTTGCAGCGAGCATCGTAAGAATGAATTCACTCTGCATATCTCCCGTATAGAGATTCTCTTTCTCAAAGAGTACGTATATTTTCTTGTCCCTTAACTCTCTAATCACCTTCAACGTATCCATGACATTTCGCGCAAATCTTGAGATTGATTTGCAGATTATCAAGTCGATTTTCCCTGCCTTGGCATAGCGGATCATTTTATTGAATCCATTTCTGCTTTCCATCTTTGTTCCGGACTTGCCCAGGTCTGAAAAGACACCAGCGAACTGCCACTCAGGGTTTGATCGGATGTAATTGGTGTAATGAACGATTTGATTGTCCAGAGAATTCATTTGAAGTTCTTCTTCTGTGCTGACTCTACAGTATGAAGCAACCCTTAATCTATGTTCATCGGTCGCTAAATTTCCTATGCTCAACTCACTAGGACGATTTCTAGGCGTTCCGTATCTAAAGATTCCATCGCTCATGCCTGATGTGCTTCCTGATATGGTTCTCTCCATGTTTTTTCCTCCTTTCGCTTAGTAAGCCATTCTGATATATTATTTTGAATGACCATCCAAACACCGCTTTAAAATATAAAACCCTGAAACGCCTATAATTCAAGGCTTCAGGGTATCGGCGTCATAGTATATATCACTCTAAAACGAGTATTTATCAAGTCATTTCTACTATATATAGGGATAAAAATAAGCCGATGCTGTAGAGATAACACCGGCTATAATTTTGAGATTTTCCTTCTATTCATACTTCATGTAGGCAACAAATCCTGCCTTCTTTAAGCGAGCCATTAGGGCCTCTGCATTCTTCTTTTCGCTGAAGGCGCCTACCTGTATCCGGTAGTATTTTTTACCGGATTCCTTCTCAGGTTCGACCTCCACACCAGCACTGACCATCTCAAGATTATCTTTATCAACCCAGGTCATAATACCAGCCTTCTCATCCATGGTGCTTTTCAAAATGGTTTTACCAAGTAGAACACATTCCTTGCCGCCTTTGATCACAGGTTTTCCATTAAACACATCCTGGGTAATCAGGTGATAGTTCCATTTCACCCAGTTTGGAATGATTGGACCTCCTGGATAATAGGTTCTGGCAGACGCTTTGATTTCTACAATATTACCCACTTCAAAATCTTCTTTTCCATCATCTGCATTCTCCAGTTCCTTCTTCACAGCAGCCCTAAAGGTATCCATGCTCTCCCCATGCTTTGGAAACCAGTGCCCTACATCGGAATGATTGGATGCGACCCCCTTCTTATTTCCTTCTGCATGGCTGATGATGTCTTTTTCAGTCAGACCATACTCTCTACAAAGATGAACACAAAGATTCACTGCATTCTGCCAGGCTTTTCTAAAGTAGGCTTCATTTTTCTTCACATCATAGCCTACCATGTTAGAACCACCTGAATAAGAAAACCCACTCGGCTCGCATATCTCAAAACCGATGTGGGTATCATTCGCTTTTCCTCCTGCATGCCAGCCTCTATGATTCCAAGGTAGGTATTGCCAGACTTCCTTATCGTCCAAGAAGGCATGGACACAAACCTGACGATTGATTTCACCAGCCTTATAGGATTTGTTCCATCTACTGAACCAATCGGCGGCCATCACTCCCGGCGTAGCGGTGGAATGAACCATGATGCCTTTTGGTGTGATCTTTCTCCCGGCTGTATAACAATCATTTCTGGTCATGTATTTTGTCTTTAAATTACTTAGTGCCATCCTTATCGCCTCCATCTTTTAGCTGCTCTAGGATGTCTTTGAGCTTCTCGGGGATAGGCAGTCCAAGTCTTGTTGCATTTTCAATAATGCTAATCCCTTCATTAGACAGATAGAAGAAGATCACTGCTGTTCTAATGGCACTACCATCTCCGATAATGTTCTGATCAATGATGTGCGCCACACCTACTAGGGAGAAAATCACTACTTTCTTGAAAATCCCCTTAGCACCTACATCGCTGGATAAGTGCTTTTCTAAAATGGCACACATGACCCCAAGCAGATAGTCGATCAC